CTCTTCAAGGTCTTTATAACCCTTCTTAAGTTCCTTGGCTTTAGTTTGAACGTCAGTAATTTTATTTAAGCGAAACTCTTCTTCTATAGATTGAGTGCATGTAGGGCATGATACATTATCACTAAAGAACTTATGTTCCTTGGTAAGGGTTGATACTTTATTAGATAATTTACCTTTTAGATTGTTAAGTTTTAGTAACTTTTTTCCGGCACCGGTAAGTTTTTTTTGCTCTTCTATAAGACCATGTACATTACCTTCTAATCCCTCAGTTTGCGTTATCAGAACACACACTTCATCACTCAAATTATCTTTTTTCTTTTGATTTTCTGCAATATTATTCTTTCCCTGATCCTCCAATTCCTTAATAAAATTCTTTTGCATTGATATTTTATCACTTAAATTATCTTTTTTTAAATCTAAAGATCTTAAATTTTCTCTTTGAAGTCTTAATTTTTCTCTGATGATATTATTCATGGCAGAAAATATACGAATATCCAACAAATCTTCAATAACCTCTCTACGATTATTTACAGATAATTGCATAAAAGGAACAAACGTACTACTTCCTAATATTACTATTTGAGTGAATGATTTATAATTTAATTTTAAAATATTTTCTTCCAATATTTTTTGATTTGATCTATCATCTGATTGTTTATTCAAGATATTTCCATCTATCTCAATATCAAATATGTTTGGTTTAATTCCTCTTCTAACAAGATATTTTTTATTATTTGAAGAAAATTCAATCTCAACTAGACAATCTCTATCATTTGTAGCATTTACTAATTGAGATTTATTAATTTTACGAAAAGACTTATTAAATAATCCAAATGTAAGTGCATCAAGCATTGTCGATTTACCTGCACCATTTATTCCGATTATTAAATTAGTTGCAGATTCTTGAAAATCAATCTCATTCCAGTGATTTCCTGTGGAAAGAAAATTCTTCCACTTAATTTTTTCAAAAGTTATCATTTTTTAGGTGGTATCACAATGTCATTTTTAGTGATGATTGCATACTTGTAATTGTTTAGTTTACATGTTTTGATTGCAAGATCATCATCAATTTCAATTACGTTCATTTCCTTATCCTCTTCATCCTCTAACATCATAGCATATCTATCTGCATCATCTTCTTGTTCGAAAAGAAATAATACTTTATGACCTCTCTTATCTTCCACAGCAAATATACCTTCATGTCTTCGATCTTTTAAACTAAGAAGATACATTACTCTACCTCGCATGCTTGTTTGTATAAATTTTGAAATATATTTTTAACAACACTCTTATCGTATGAAAAATCAGAATCGTCAATATATCGATTTAAAATAGATAATGTATTTTCTTCATCATAATCTTCAAAGTTATCATTAGTATTCAAAGCAAAATTTTCAACTATCTTCAGATCTTGAATACCAGAATTATAAAGTTTATCAATAAATTTTTCAAATAATTTAATATCAGTTTTTTTACGAACAATAACTTTTACAATTTTATTATTATATTGTCTGAAATCAAAAGTTTGATAGGGTGTATCATCATAATAAATGTTATAGAATAACCTATATGGATTATTTATTGATTGATGTGTTTGATTATCAGTATCAAATATGTGGAAACCTCTGTCATCATTTACATCATTCCAATACATTTCATATGGATTTCCCAAATAGTATATTTTTTCATTGTCAGATCTTGTATGATAGTGCCCCGAATATACTTTTTCAAATTTATTAAAGATATCAATATTCATGCCATCTTCCATTACATGATACTTATGTGCTTTGAATCCATTTAATTCTAAATGTCCCATTGCAACCTTTGCTTCAGTTTCTTTAATGATAGATGCAGTTTCCTCATAATTTTCAGAATTTATCCAAGGCAACATTAATATTTTGAATCCATCCAACTCTATTTCAGTAGCTTTTGAATAGACATTTATATTTGAATAGTTTCTTAAAAGTAATTCTGGTGAATTAACATCATTAGTATTTTTATAATAGCAATCATGATTACCTATTGTCAAGTGTACTTGATATTTTTTAAGAGGTTCAAATACAACTCTCTTTGACCACTCAAGACTCTGCAAATCAATTGATTTTCGACTATCAAATATATCTCCCATATGAATCACAGTATCTATCTTATGCTCTTCTAAAGAAGGAAAGAAGATATTCTTATAGAATAGTTCAAAATAGTCATGAAGATGTTTAGAACCCTTACGTGCTCCGTAATGAGTATCTGTTATAATTGCTACTTTCATCTATTACTATTCTTATATTGAATGTTATCTTTAATTGTATTATAATCAGAACTATTACCTGCCATCGCACCATCATCTACTGTCATGACTTCTTCAAATCCAGATTTTTCTATGATCTTAGTTTTTATATCTAATTGTTTTTTCTCTTTTTGAATACGCCTAAGAAACGCATAATGAACAATTTGAGTAAAATATGCAAATGGATTGCGGGATTTTTCAGGATCAAAGTTATTAATATACTGAACACAATTCTCAATACCATCAGATATCATATCTTCACGGAACATATAGTTTACAAAATTTGGTTTAAATGATAAGTGTGTAGCAATCTTAAGAAAACACTCTCCTAGATAATTTGGAATTAATGGTTTGCCCTCCCAAGGACCAGTCTTTGGTGGATCTTCATTATATTTTTTAACATATAGTTCTTTTGCTTTCAAGACTTTAGATCTATATACAATCATCGACTCTAAAAGTTGCTTGTTATTTACATAGTGCTCCGTTTTCTTTCTTGGCATAATCCAAAGATTCTCTCTAGAACTAGATTAATTATAACATACATTCATATACTTGACAACTTATAAAAATTATTTCAGTTTTAAGAGGTGACAAGGTGACAAATGTAAAGTTCCAAAGTGCCATACTTGACAAGACCTATGAAACTGTGTACAATAACTCTGTAAGGGTTGAAAGGATAAGATTAGCTTTCTTTATTACTATTAGGTCTCTTCCAATCTTCCTCAAGTTTTTTTCGTGCATCATTAACATTTGATATGTAACCCATTTTTGAATCTGGTTTTACTTCATTCTCCATATCTTCAATATCAAAGGGATTTTCAATAAAATCATTGTAAATATTAATTAATTTTTTATCATTTGTTTCTGTTATATAAATTATTTTATCAAATTTAATAATAAAAAAGTCTTCGTCAGTTAATTCCATCCAAGGTTTTACCTTTATGAAGGAACCATGATTACCTCCTATCATTGACATGATGACAGGATTTTGGAGAACTATAACAGTATCATCGTTTATCTCATCAGAAGCTACCAATGAAAAAATCTCCTCTCCAGAGACTAATTTAATAATAGCATAGAATTCTTCTTTCATCATTTTTTTAAAGGGATATTTTTAATATCATAATTAAAATTTTCCTCATTATAAATTTTTATTCTTTCAATGAGATGATTTAACGTGTAATTTTTTCTGGACTTGTAACTAATATCATCAGCAATGTCATACAAGGTTGCTTTTTCTTTCTTATCACTTTTACGTAGAACTCTTCCAATTGATTGAAGATTACGTATTCTTGATTTAGATGGTGATGCAAAAATTATATTATGCAAATTTTTGATATTAATCCCAGTGGAAAAAGTCCCGTATGAGGCAACGATAATCGCATCATTCTCACTTTCAGTGATTTCTCGTATCTGTTCTCTATCTTCGGTGGCAACCCCACCATGAACAAAAAAGACATTTCGACTTTCAATAATATTACTTTTATTTATTAAATCAAATAAAGGTCTTCCATGATTCTCCACTCTTGCAAATAAAATTAAAGTATTACCTCTTAGATCAAGAGCAAGATTTTTAATAAACTTGTTTCTTTGGTTGTGACTTATTATATATTGAACCTCGTCTTCGAATGTTTCAAATTTATTTGGTGGGTGTTTCAATAGAAGCACATTGATGTCCAGTTTGGCAAGATGTCCTTTCTTCATTAACTCGTCAGTTTTAATGATCTTGTAGGAAGGTCCGAACAATCCCTCAAGAACCCACTTATGAGTTTGCGTCCCATCTAGAGTTCCTGTAAATCCGTATCGATATTTTGCATTACTTAATTTAGTCATTATAGATACTAGTGATTTAGATTTAAACTGATGAGCTTCATCACCTAAAACTACATCAAATCTTTCAAAGTATTTTCTTGGAAGTTTATATATTGACTGCCATGTCGTAATTATGACTTGAGAATTAGTCTCTCTATCTTTACCAGCATAAATTTTGTGACAATATGAACCAACATCCCAACCATAATCTGAAAAGTCTTTATACATCTGCTCTACCAGAGATGTCGTTGGAACAACTATCAGAGTATTTTTATTTTGCTCTACAAAGTAACGAACGATTGAGTAAATCATCAAAGATTTACCGGAGGCAGTTGGACTTACTATTAACCTTCTATTGTATTTTAGAGCATCGTATACTCCCTCAATTTGATAATCTCTAGGTTTATATTTAGAAATGTATTCCATATAATCCTTTACTCCCTCTTTTGAAATCATTTTATTAACTTCAAAAGGAGTTCCATAATACTTATTATCTTCAAATTGGTAAGTATAATTATGATCTTCACAAAATTGAATTAACTTATCTAATAAACCTACGTATATTTCTCCAGTATGGTTGCTGAATAGTCTTATTTTTCCATCCCAATATTTACTACGATACTGTGGCATAAACTTTGCACCTGGCACCTCAAAAGTAAAGTAATCGGATAATTCATAATATACGTGAGTATCTGATTTTACCTGTAAATGTACTTCATTCTTTTTTGAAATAACCAAATGAGACATAACATCCCTATCATTTTAGTTATTTATTACCTTTCTTTGAGTAAAATCTATGCCTTCCATATGATCATATTCATGTTGAAATACTCTTGAAGCAAGTCCTTCTAACTTTAGTTTATGTGTTTTTTTATCAACATCCTCATACTTTACAATAATTTTATCTGGTCTTTTAACTTTTAGAAAAATATCTGGATAAGATAAACACCCTTCTTCCATTTCAACTTCTTCAGTATATGATTTAACAATACGAGGATTGAAGCATACTATTATTTCATTATGCTCTAAATCTCTTATCATAGCAAATGCCCTCTCCCATATTCCTATTTGATTTGCAGATATTCCTATACCATTATAATGTGTCATATTTTCTATCAACGTTTTGGCCAAAAAATTTCTATCTAAATTATAACTACACGAATTGATACGATGATGAAATAGTTGATGTTCTGGTTTTACGAGTTCTCTTATCATTAGAAACCTGATTGAAACTTTTGCCACTCGATGGCATTTTTTATTTGATACGTACGACCTGATATGTTTCTAATTATTTCTTCAATAAATTTGAGAGTTACATCATAATATTTTATCTTCATATCAATTGTATTTAACTTATCATCTGCCTCCATATGTCTCTGTATGGCATCTTTCTCCCTAACCTTATACGGAAATGGATCTTCAACATATACTTCTGCAGGTGCTTTGCCAGTATAATAGTTGTGTCTTTCAAGACGAATACGATTATACGACTCTCTCGCCTTCTCTCTTAATAATGAAATAGTATTATAAATTGTGTAGTATTTTGAGTGAAGTTGAGGTATTTTTAATGATTCATCATGTAGGTTATCAGGATCAATAACAGAATCTTTCTGCCACATCTCCTGAATTTGATCAAGGTTCATAAGGGTGTTCTTCCGTCTGGTTCTACTATATTATACACTGTATATTTAAAAACTGCTTCAGCTGTAAAGAAATTTATATCTGTATCTGATGCTGTAAAATCAAGTGATGTTAAACTCACTGGAAATAAATCATTAAATTTTACAATTGCAGTTGTATTATAATTACTATTGAGTATATGTAAATTACCGTCACAAAAACTTTGAGTTCTATCTCTGAGTCCATCCTCGTCAATATTTAAATTTTTAAACTCTTCAGTTGTCTCAGGATATCCCAAACCTTTTAACCAATTATGAATTAACATATAGTTTTCTAAATTTTCGTCCACTAAGAAACTCAAAGTAAAATCACCAAATTGTAATTTATCACCAGGTATGTCAATGTCTTTTAGGTATGATGTTTGAATACTTGTTCCTAAAGTTAACTCAGGTATTCTTGAGGAATATGAAAAAAATGTTACTTTACGATTTTTCGATAAAGTAAATTTGAATCCTATAGGTGATAAAAAATTACGATTTTCTATCTGGTTTACATATGCTCTTGCCATAATTATTCACTTACTACCACTGCATTTTTCCACCAACTAGGTTGATAGGTATATGATTTATTTCCAATTGTGCGGGTGACACTTGTATTTTTTTGATTATTTGCCTCAGTTTCATTAGCATATATTTTACGTGATTCATATTGATTTGTCCACTTATTATCACCTGCATAGTACTCCACACCATCTGATGGCACAGCTGAACCTAAAATACTAGTTTTCTTGATGTGATAAGGCATCTTTTTTTAATTGTTTGACTTTTTTTGCATATGAAATATCAGCACTTGAATATAAAATTGGATTTTTCTTTGCTCTTTTAAGGATAAGTTTAGCTGCTTTTTTGTCTTTCATATAAGTATTTATCACATAAAAAAAGGGGGTTATCCCCCCTTTTCTTTAAAAACTTTAATTAAATGAAGACCTCTCTACATATTCGTTTACATGTATGTTGATCATCATTGCACTCAATTAAACACTCGTAGTATTCGTCGATTAAATCATTACTTGGTTCATGTTTTGAACCTGCCAATTGATTAAAAGAAATTAGATTGTGCATAATTGTGTCTTGATAATGTTCTCATAACAAAGAACTTTAGTGCATCTTGTTCTCCGTAATCACATAGTTATTTATTCAAATTTAGTTGAAATGTGTAAATATCTTAACAAAAAGAAATGCCTACGAACAATTACCTAGACATAAAAAAAGAGGGTGTAACACCCTCTAAAAAAATTGTAATATCTGAATTACATTAGGTTTTGAACTGTAACTCTTCTATAGTATCTATTAGAGTTAGCAACGAGTTTACCTAAACCAGCATCAGTACCTTGTGCAAATGGGTTTGCTACGATACCATAACGAGTCTTAAACCCGATTTTTGGCTGGAAGGTGTTTTCTCCCACTGCACGAACCATCTGTAGAGGAACATATGGGCAGTAGAATAAACCTGCATCATAAGGTGAAGTACCTTTGTAACCCATGACATAATACTGCTTACCAGTACCAGAACCTGCTGTTGGAGCGTTTGCTGAATAAGGATCAATGTATACACGATACTTACCTGCAAGAACACCAGCAAATGTATTACCTGTGTCATCAACGTTTAAGTTTGCATTAAGTGCAGGTGTGTAATCTAATACACCAGCCATTGTTAATGCAGAAGCAACGTCAGCAGAGCAAAGGATCATGTTACCCTTTCCACGACGAGTTCTTTGTGCGATTGCGTTTGCATCTCTTTCCATCTGGAAGATAAGTCCCTTGAACTTCTCAACTGACCATCTACCGTTTGAATCGATATCTAAATCGAATGTTCCAGCAGTTGCAACGTTTTGTGTAGCACCAGTTTCAGCAGACTTGTAGATAGTTCTAATAACTTCTCTGTTGATTTCAGCAAGAATCTCTGTTGAGAGAATGTTTGCTAATTCTGCCTCTGCGTTTAGACCATGAATTGCCTTAAGGTCTTGAGCAAGTTCTAAACTATACTCTGCCTTTAGTGCTCTGGACTTAGCAGTTACGGTAACCTTCTCAATGGAGAATGCCATCTCATTGAAGTCATTACCTGTTGATCCAAGTGCTTCTGATACCTCAGTATTCATACCCTGACCAACTGCATATGCCTTTTGAGTTGCAGTGCTTGATGGGTTAAGTGCACCAGGATTGGATCCACCGTGCTGATTACTTCCTGAAGGACCAGCAGTTGTACCGAAACCAACGGATGCTCCGTCAGATCCATCAACGTATCCTGAACCTAGACTCTTGTCTGTTCCAACACCAGAGAAACCTGTGTTTGGTTCGTTGAATAGTGCTTCATCTCCATCTTGAGATGTAAATCTAGATCTCATTGCGAAGATAAGTCCTGTTGGACCTGTCATTGGTTGAACACCTGCTAGGTCATATGCGACCAAATTAGGCATTGAACGACGGATAAGTGAGATCAATACAGGATCGAAACCTTTTAATGCGCCTGTTGCATTACCACTTAAACCGATATCGGTTCCACTAGAACCTGTGCTGTTTGTTGGTACAGCTTCTGAGAGAAATTCTCTTTCTTCTCTAATTGCTTTTTCTTGGTTTTCAAGGAGAACTGCAGTAACCATTCTACGATGCTGATCTTTTATTGGATCTGCACCATCGAAGTCTAAAAGGGGTGCCCACTTCTCCTGCAAAACATCTGAATTAATTGCTTGCATTTGAATTTAATTGTTAAGTTTACTGATTATGTTAAAATCACTTTTTAGTAACTCTCTGCAATGACTGAAGGTAAGTTTCCATTGTTCCACTATATTGTGGTTGATGACCTGTTTCTGTACTTTCAGAAATTGTTTCTGCTGTGTCTTTTTGTTTTTCAGTTGAGAAATAAGAATCTCTCAAAGTTACTAATTTTTCACGATAGTTGTCTTCACTTTCGAACTCAACACTCTCAGAAAGAGATGCTAATTTCTCTTTCTGAGTAATGGCAAGACCCTCAGAGACTTCTGAAAATATAACGTCAGAAGTTGATTCTGCTAATCTTTTCTTTAGAGCAACATTTTTATCAATTTGCTCGTTGAGTTTATCCTCCATTTCATCAAGTTTATCTACCATACTATTAAGTACATCATATTTATCTTCAGGGATTGATACATAATGTTCTTCAAATAGACTCTTCATTCCAGATAAGAATGAATCAGTCATTTCTGATTTGAGTCCTCTTTCGAGTGCTAACTCATTTTCAGAGACCCACTCGTCAGCAACATACTCTAAGTATGCATCGACTCTTTCAGTGAGTTCTGATTTTAATGTTGTAATTTCTTCGGTAAGAGCTTTTTCATACTCTTTCTCTACTTCTTCTTTGACCTCTGCAATTTTAGAAGTTATTGCAGCTTCAAAGATTGTTCTTGCTTTTTCTTGAAATTCCTCAGAAAGTTCTTCTCCAGCAAGAAGTGCTTCAATATCTTCCTCGACATTGATTTCTGCGATAATTTCTTCTTCTTCAGTTTCTTCAGTTGTCTCTTCTTCTGATACAACTTCCTCTTCAGAAGTCTCCTCTTCGGATACAACCTCATCGGTTACTTCTTCATCTTCTGCAACAACTTCACCTTCAGTTTCAGACTCCTCTTTCTTCATACCTGCTGGCATGGGTTCTGCTGGTTTTGCACCTTTGTTTACAATATCTTTAACTTGCTTAAGGATTGCACCAGCATCTTTGAGTTTTGCTGAATCATCATCAGGTTTATAGTTTTCTGGTGTAGGACCACCTAAGTCTTCTACATTTGGTGGAAGTCCACCTGTGGTAAGCTTCTGCATTGGTTCTGCAGGTTTAGCTCCTTTGGTTACTACGTTTTCCATTTTGTGTAAATTGTTGCCTTTTCGGAGATTTTTCTATATTTATTTATAGAACTTATAGATTTGAAAGAAAATCACTGAAAAGATTCAGTTTATGTTCTTCTAATCTACCCTGATCTACAAGAGTATTAATTGTTTTCTTTGTTTGTGTTGCTTGTTGTTCACGAAGAATTCCTCCTTCCCAAACCCACTCTTTTCCTTCCATAATTCCAGATACAAATGCATCAGGAGCTGAAGGATCAGCAACAATATCTGCAGCAGTTGCTAACATAAAATCTTCACCTACAACTTTGCATCCATCACGATTTTCTTTTAAAGATCCAACACCACGAGACGAGACTCCGAGTGTTACACCTTCACCAATTAGTGACTTTGCAATCTTACCCATTGGTGTATCAAGAAGTTGTGCTTTTCCAACAAAATTATTTCCTTCTTGACGAAGAGATGTAATCTTATGAGAAACACGATCTAAGTTTACAGTAGGACCTTCTGGATGTCCAAGTTCACCGAGTGCTCTTCCCTTTTGTACGAATGCTTCGTTATATCTTCCAACTTCTTTTGCAAGAGTTTGAACAGGATACATTCTTCCATTACGATTTTTGATGTCACCTTGCAAGAAAACACCCTCAATATACATTTTCTTTTTAGCGCCTTTTCCTTCAACGATAAATTTAACTTGTGATACTTCTTCGGTAATTAATTTCATGTTACTAATGGGTAAATCCTACTTTAGATCCTTTAACTGCTGCATTGCTTGCGAATACACAATGTGCATATTCTTTTTCTAAAAATTCAACTGATGTTGCTGGCATTGTGAAAGATCCTATACCAGTTCCACTTTGTGTTTCGACAACACTTACAACATGTGCACTAGAATCAGTATTTACAAGACGAACAACACGAGCTTCACTAAAACTTGTGGCAGTTCCTGTTGTTGTTGGTAACGCAATTTCTGCAGCTAATACATTCGTGTTTAATGGCATTACTCGTCCTCAGCGGTCTCCGGTTCAGTGGTCACTTCATCTTCTACTTCATTATCACCAAAAACAGAATTAGCTATTTCAGGTCTTTGATTTTCTATTCTCTCTGCAGCTTTCGCAAATAAAACATCTTTTAATTTACTAGTTACTTCAGAAGCAGCAGAATCTGTTGCTATCAAATCGATAATTTCTTCCATATTATTAATATATTATTATACTTTATTTATGAAAGTCCGTATCTTCCTTTATTTGCATTATAATTTGTTAGAATATTTGCGTCTGTTAATGCTGCATTATAATATCTCAAAATTGATATTTGACCATCCCAAAGACCTGTACCAGGTGACTGACGACCAAGAATATTTCCATTACCTGCACTATATCCGAAATTTTTAAGACCTGTCATGGAATTAGATAATTGACCGTTTAAATATATTTTTACTCGTATATCAACCGAATTCCCACTATTAGCATACACCACTGCCACTACTTGATTCCATTCTTGTCCTTGAGGAACATGCACCGTATAGGTTCGAGACATTAAAAAGGAAACACCTTTAAATGTCCACCTGTCACCATTATATCGAACCAAATCAGTTGTATCAGTAGAAGCACCCTCAGTTGTAAAAGCAGCTTCGCTCGATGGCATGGTTGCAGCATCATTTCTACACCATAGTTCAATTGTAAAGTCTGTTCCACTTACAATTGGAGAACCTATCTCTACATAATCATCAACTCCATCAAAATCAAAGTAGTAACCTTGATTTCCTGTTCCTTCAGTATATGTTGCACCATTTATCGTGGCATTATTTGATCCAGCAACTAAGTCTGTCCATGTAGTTCCACTACCACCATAAGAACTATTGTTGTTAGCATCCAAATGATATGCTAAATTAGTAGTATGAATTTCTCCATCAGTATAACCACCTCCTCCTCCAGAGGAATAACTTGCATAATACATCATGTGACTATAAGCAACTTTTGATGCTAAAACCGTAGATGGTGCTACTAATTTATCAGTTGATTTTTTCTGAAGATATAATACTTCACCAGCTGGAACAGTAAAATTACCAATAACATTATCATCACTATCAGTGCGTGTTACTACTCCTGCACTTGAATTACTATTATAAACTCTTACCGCAGTAGCACTACTAACTGTAGTTGCTATACCTATATTTGCTTCTTGAGATAATATTTTCATTAGATTTCTGCTGATTTAGTGTCTTTTCCCAACTGTGCATCAGTAATACCACCATCAATTTCTGGTTCTGTTGGAACATCTCCCATCATTCCATTCTCACCATCAGGTAATGGTTCTCCAGTAATTGGATCAACTGCATTTGGATCAGGTATAATACCATCTTTTATTTCTTTTTCAATTTGTTCATCTATTTCAAGTATTTCTGCATCAGTTTGACGTAATACTTTTCTTCTTACATAATCGTTCGAATAATATTTACCAATATATGGTTCGATTGTTGCAAGAGTTCCGAGTCTTTCGTTTAACAATTCAGACTCTTTTAATTCTGCAAATTGATTATCGTATATAAAATCATATTGAATATGCTCACTTATTTTTTCCCAATCTTCTGGTGTAACAATATTTTTTAAAATTAATTGTGTCTTCAACATGTCATTAAACATTTGAGAAAATCTTTTTCTTAAACGTCCTACAAATTTTGCAAACTTAAGTTCATCTCTCAATATTTCTGATGAACGACCTAAGTTAAATCCACCATCAGCTGCGATTCTTGATTCAGGTACACCTAATGATCGATATAATTTTTTCTGGAAGTATTCGATATCAGATAATTCACCAAGATTTTGTCCACCAGGTAATGTTGTGATTTCAGTTCCACGACCACCTTCTCTACGTGGTAACCAGAAATCCTCCATCATAGACATGAATTTTCTATCATCTCTAACTTCACCGGTTTGTGCATTGTAAACTAACTTATTACGATATCTGTTCATCACCTCTCTTAAATATTGTTCTGCTTTTATTTTTGGAAGATTACCAACATCAATATAAAAAATTCTTCTTTCTGGTGCACGAGACATGCGATATATAACTAATGAATCCTCAATCATTCTAAGTTGATTAAGTGATTTTATAGATTTATGTAAGTATGAAAGAATGTTTCCTTTATTACGATCTACTAAACCTGATGTACAATAAACAATCGCATCTTTTGCAATTTTAACTCCTTTATTACTACCAGCTCCCGAAATCATCCCTGTGGGATATGCTTGTTTTGGGGTATAAACAAAATACTCATCTATTTCAGGACTTGCTACATCTGATTCATTTCTTGTATTTAATCTTGCATTTATTAAATCTTGATTAGATTTTTTCTTTTCTTTTCTAACATGCCTTATTTTAAGAGCATCAATATATCTTAATTCTTGTATACCTTCTTGAGGATTTTTAAAATCTATTACTTTTAAGTAACACAATCGACCATCGACGTACCAATTTCGAAATATTTCATGACACTTCCTATCAAAATCCATTATCTCTTTGATAGATTTAAATTCATTACGAATAATTTTTTTTAATTTATCACTTGCATTTAAATTTGACAATTCTATCTCAACAGGTGAATCATATAAATCACTTACAATAGCTTCATTTACAATATCCTCTATTGCAGCATCTGCTTCTGGATGCAGTGCCATCTCTCTATATCTTCTTATTAAATCAAATTCTGTGCGATAAACACCTTCTAGATCAACATATGATCCATAAAAAGAACTGGCAATGTAATTATCATTGCCGTCCTCATTATTCTGCGGAACAGGTGATACAATAGAAGGTGATTGTTTTTCGTTATCGTCAATTGAAAAACCAAAAAGTTTTGCCATATTATAATTTTACTATTTTTATTATTTATCCAATATCCTCACCACCTGCTAAAGGTGATGTTCCTTTGAATGCTTCCCAATAATGTACTTGCATTTCTACTGTAAACTCTTCGATGGTGTCAGTAGTATCATAACTTACATCAATTGTTGAAATATTAGTTGGGAAAATATCCCAGAACTTGTAAGATCTGAGCATTGAACCATCACGATCAAGTTGGTGTACAATTGCATCTTTCTGATAATCAGCAGGATTAGTGATACCAGTGGCATCTTCTAATTTGTTGATTGTATTCATCCATTTTTCCATGGCAGATCTGATCGCAAAATCAACATCATTTATGACAGTGATTGTCCATGTCTCAAATGTTCTGTCACCTGCGACTTTTAAAATACGACCCCTGAACGGAATGTCAACTGGAGTGATTGTAGACGCAGGGAGTGCTGCTGTCTTTACCAGAAATCTAGATTTTTGAAGCACATCGTTATCGATTGCAACTGCATCAGGAAATGCTAGTTCTACTTCAAATAGATTGGGTCTTGCACCACCACCTGTTAGTTTACTCTTAAAGTCACTAATTTTCCTTAGTGG